TCCGCTAGTATCTGCCGTTATGTTGGCATTCAAATTAAAAACTTCTGTAGCCATGTCAATAAAGCGACCTCAACGCATTTTCGGAAATGGGCTTGTCAATTCCTTCCAATTCAATTTCATGATTTTCTTCGAGTGAATCGAATTTCTGACCGCTGAAAACACACCCCACATAGACGGCAAGGGTTTTAAGCCTTTCACGCTCAATCGATTGACGTTCATCCAGTATCGCAACGAACGTCTTGGGCAAGCTGTTCCAAAACCATTCCTCGGACTTACCCATGGCGAACGTTTCAGCCATGAAATAAGTCCAAGGAAATTCAATTATTTTTTCTTCGGAGTTGATTTTTTTTTATTCTGGTCAGGAAGGGATGCCGACATAGCCCTTTCAATCGTATGGGAAAGGTTTTCGACATCTCCCAGACCGTAATCGTCAAGGATATGGTCCTCATCCAGACCTTCCTTATCGACCAACGCTATCCAAATCAGATGCGGTAAGGTCGTAAAGGGTTTGGTCTGCATGTCGGTCTTCAGCCTGTCGAAATTGTTCAGACCTCCATATTCTTCCTGCAGGACAGCCCAAGCCCTGAAGTTGAATTTGATTTCCCTGTCCTCGCCGTTGATTGTCACGGTAACCTTTTCAGGCTTAACCTTTGAAAGTTCCGTGCTTTTCGTTTCTTCCATAATGTCCATCCTCCATTATTTCCAAAAGATTCAAAAATCAAGATACCGTAACGCTTCCGCTATAAGGCGTGCACTTAACGCCGTTGGTATCGAGAAGCCCATCGGTAACGACAACCGTATAAACTCCGGCAGAAAGTGCTTCGTCCGGTGTGATTGTGATTGTCGGTTCGTCATCGATTGCGGAAACGACAGCCGTTCCGCTTACGGTTGCTCCGAGCGAATCGAAGATAAGAATCGTGGTTCCGATTATTGCGCTGAACCCGTTGAAGGTGAAGTCGCTTGAATCGGTCTTTGCTCCGGTAAGGACGATGTTTCCGTCATCAAGGCTTGCCGTCACGCTGAAATTGCTGAGGTTGCCTGTGACCGCAACGACAGGAGCGTTGAACCAGTTTGCAAGCCTAGCTGCCGGGACTGCCGTATCATCGGTTCTGCAATGAGTGTTGTAGACACCGTTGCCCATGCCGTCCTCGGAATAGAGGGTTGAAACGAACTGGGCGGTAAGCGACTTGTGCTGGAACTCCATGCTTTCCTTTTTGGTTGTCGCTCCGCTTTCCGGTACGCTGAACTTTCCCTTTGCAAACCAGAAGTATTCGTAAATCTTGTTTCCGTTCGAATCGGTACCGCCGACCCATACACGGAAACCGACCGCAAAATACTGAGACTGGTCAAGAGGTTTTTCGATCACGACACCGTTCTTCTTTTCCTGTCCGAGAAGTTCAGCCAAAGTATCATTGTCGATGTTGGTGAACTCCAATGACATTTCGGTGTTGCCACGGTTGTTCGTAACGAAAATGGCTCCGTTGTCGCCATAATCAGTATCAACAGAACTGTTAGGATTGACCGTTGCCTGTACTGCCCCTGGAATCCTTTTCACAGGTCCGTATGTCGGTGGAGTTGTTCCCACGGCATCACTAAGAAGTTTGGCGTAGACGAAGTTGTCCAAACCTATTACTGGATTTGATTTTTCCATTTCATGTTCCTCCATAAATTTTATGAAAAAAATTCGTTCTTGAATTTCATCACCCTATGTTTTGTTCCGTTACCCTCTTCGAGTTCGGAATTCGACGTGCAGTAAAAATCATTCTCGTGAAAAATGTTATTCACCACGAGGCCGATTTCAGTCGTCGTGGGAAAACCTTCCAAAGCCTTTGTGAAAATATGAACGTCGACATAGCATTCGGTTCCATGAGGCTGGTTGTCTCCGAACTCTATGTCGGTCTGCAATGAATCGGTAAAGATTACGCAGGGGAATTTCACTACCTCATCCGGGTAGGAATCCATTATCGAATCCTCGCCCACCATCTCGACAAGAATGGAGTCGTTCAGCATTTCGTTGTAAATTTTTTTTGCGTTAATCATTCTGAATCACCTCCGCTTTCATCCGGCTTCTGCCCGTTCATCAGCTTGATTAAATTTTCCTTCAAAAATTCCACATTACCCTTTACCGCCGGAAAGAGCCACGGCCTGGGAGCCATCCTTTCCGTTCCCGTTTCCAAATACAAACCATAGTCAAGGTTGGTTCCGATGTTGCCCTCGCAATCTCCGATGTTGTAATGTATGGAATTCTTCAAGGTTCCCGTATCTGGAGCCGGAGGGTTTCCCGGAAACGATGGATGATGAGCCATCGACTTGTTGTTTGTGAAATACGATTTCGACGTGTCCCTGGGCGTGTCGTTCATGCTGGTTATGCAGTCGCTTCGTATTTTCTGGCAGGTCAATTTTATGACCTTGGTCACTTTTTCGTTCGACACGTTTTCCAGTCTGGCTTCAAGTTCGGCTGAAAATTCGCCCAAGGTCATGGTTTTCATCTCATTCGTTCTCCACCGGTATCAGCAGGAATTCCTTGTGGAATCTCCATTCATTGACGGGCTGGATGCCGTACACTTTTTCAGTTCCGTCTGTGTAGACGACTTTTGCGCGGTTACCTGCCTTCATAAAGTTTCCGCTTTCTTTGTTGCAGAAACATTTTTTCGTGTCCGCCGTTTTCGCGTTGATTCCGTACAGCTCAATCTGCGCCCTTGTAAGCGTGTTCGGCTGCACGTCCGCCTGGAATTCTTCGAGAGGGGTTTCAAAATCATACTTCTTGATCTTCGTCCCCTCTTCGTTTTTTTCCGCCGTCTCTTCTGCTACATATATTGTTGCATTCGGAAAAAAAAGCATAGCCCACCCCCTATATCAGCGGATATAGCATCAGCGGCGGTCGGCAGTTACGGTTCACGTCCATCGCCGGTCGTGTCTTCATAAGGTCCAGCAGCATTCTTCCATACTTTGTTGATGACAATTCTTTGTCGCTGTTGGACGTGTCAAAGCCGATGGAAATTCCCCCCTCGCTGTAATGGTTGATGCTTCCCCCGGAAGCCTCCGTCATCTGGTTAAGTTCGGAGGGCTTCGTCAACACGAACAGATGGCTCGCCTTGTACGCTACGGCCTGTTCATACATTTTTCCAAAAAAACGGCTGGACAGACTTTCCCGCGCTATCTGTATGTATTGAGACAGGGATGGACTATCTGACAATTCCGGGCAGATAGTCTGGATTATCTGTTCAGCCGTCATCATCGCTTTTAGTCCTTTGCTACAAGAGCCTCAATAAGGTCGCTCTTTTTTGAGAGCTTTTTTGCGTCGATTCCCTTTTTCTCGCACACGGCTTTCAGTTCTTCGACTGTCATTGTCGCAAGGGTTGCTTCGTCAAGGGATTCGGAGTCGGATTCGGATTCGGATTTTTTTTCGTCCACAGGGTCGGTTTCATCCTCGCCGTCATCATCGGGGTCAGTTGTTTCATCCTCCTCGGACAAATCATCCTTTTCCTCCGGCGGCTCCACACCAAGTTTCTGCATCCTTTTGGTGATGGCCAGGCGGACTTCTTCCTTCGTGATTTCCGAGTACCATTTTTTCAACGTCTCCGGGCTGTTGCACTCGTTGACGTAGCGGACTGCGTTCGCTGCCGACATCTCTTTCAGGTTCTTTGCCTTGACCCCGGTTGAAAGTTTCTGCGCAAGGATTTTGACTTCCCCGGAATCCAGCTCGCTCTGGATATTCCCGCGCATCGCTTTCCATTCATCGTCGGTGACTTCATTCGTTCCCGGAATGAGCTGAACCATAGAACGTTCAAGCTTCAGTCCATCTTTCGGCGCAAGCATGATGCACTTCAGATGCTCCACCTTCGGCATAAATTTAATCAGCATAAATTTCCCATCCTCTTTATGTTTTTTTTTGAAAAAAATATATAAATCCGGGAAGCCGTTATGTCTCCCCGGAATCCAGTTTTGCCAGATGCGGATTAGATGCCGTCCGCATACGCGAACGCAAGCGGATAGTAGATGATTGTTCCCGCGCACTCAGAATGGCATGGGATTGTGAATTCCATTCCCTCCTGCTGTGCCTCAAACTGCTCGAACGGCTGCGGGATTTCAAGTGTAAGATGCTCCTCGTCGAAGCGTCCCACAAGTGCGCGGTTTGTATTTCCAGCTCCAAAGTTCTTGAGTTCGGAAAGCCAGTCAATTCTCTTGATGTAGGGCGAATTGTCAAGGATGTATCTCATCAATGTCTTTTCGCCCGCTTCACCGATTCTGCGTGTCGCAATGTCGTTGTACTGGGCAATCGGCAAAAGCAAAGTGTCCGGCACTTCCCTTGCACTTGTCGGCTCCATGACTGCACTTACCAGGTCATTGATGTCGCGCACAATCTGGTCAGGTGTCTTTGAAGCCCATGTCTTTGAGGAACTTGTTCCGTCAGCCTGCAAAGTGACTTCGGTTATTCCCGGAAAGTCCAGAAGTCCGAAGGTTCCGTCGGCGGTGTTTGACTTCAAAGCCATGCGGTTCATCATCTCGTCGTGTGCGCGGCGGGCGGTGATTGCGCGTCTCTGGTCAAGGTTCTTTCCGGTCCTCTGCGAAGCACGGATTTCCTTGATGGAATATCCGTAGCTGTCGCCGATTCCCTTGACCTTTACGGCTTTCTCCTCGCCGTAGATGTCCACGCGCGGGAAGTCCTTTGCATAGTCGGCGATGACCTTTGCGAAACCGACTCCACGGTACTGGTGGAAAATGATCTCGTTGACACCGGCTCCGGCTTCGGTTGAAATCGGAATGAGGCTCAGGCCCTTGAGCTCGGCATATTTTGCGTCGTAAGACTTTGCCTTGACATAGGCAAGCTCACGGTTGAAGAACACGGATTCGTTGGAATCCAGTCTCATCGGATTGTTGGTTGTGTTGATTGTTGGCATTTCTCAATCTCCTTTAGTCAAGGGACACAAGCGCAAGCAGGTCGCTGTTTGAGCCGGTCTCCTTTCCAGATTTGAATTTTCCGACTTTTGTGTTTCCACTTGATTCGGTTGTGAATGTTCCGTCCGCTGTCACGTAGGCATCGGCTTCGATAGTAGGCTCAACGTCTGCGGCAAGAACTACCCAGATGTAGCCCTTCTCCATCACGTTCACGGATTCGGTCGGAATGTAGCATCCACGGGAATCAAGGAAAGCATTCTGATGGAATACGGCGACTCCGGCATAGACTGCATCGGAAGATGTTGTGACCTTTGAGCTTGTCACGTCCGCTCCGTCATACGCAAGCTTCACTTCGAGCGCACCGTCATTGTCGGATTCAAGGAAAATCTTTCCAGCGTCCGAACCTGTTCCGGCTGTTGCCGTAACGTTTTCAACGTCATCTGCAATGTCCGAAACGATTGTAGCGACATCCGTTGCCACAGTTCCTGAAGTTGTTGTCGTAATTGATACGCCATTGATTTCAAGGACAATGCTCTTTGATGCCGTGGTGTACGCGGACAGGTCAACGACAGCCTTGTTCGTGTGCTTGCCGTTAAGCACGGCATTGCGGTTGCCATTGAAGAAAACGCCCTTGCCGAAGTTGATTTTCTCCTTCGCCGTGACGCTCACGATTGTTTTCGGGTTCATGCCGTAGAGCAGACCCGCCATTGCTTTTTCAGCGTCAAGATTTCCGTACAGATTCATTACTTTGCCTCCTGGCCATGGTTCTTCATGCGCGCAATCATGCGGTTCCTTGCGTCGTTTTCGTCGGCGCGGGATTCCGGCGGAAGCTCGGAAAAGAATTTCCGGTTGCTGCCGTCAGCCTTTGCCTCCAGCATCTCCACGGTAGCGTCGTAACGCGCCTGGATGTACACGTCGTCCTTGCCGTCAAATTTTGCGTTCGGGAAAGCCGAAGTTATGACGGCCTTCTTGATGTCCATGTCGGACATGTCGGCCTTCACCTCGACCTTTGCCTTCTCGGCGTTGCGCAGAAGTTCCATTTTTGCTTTGACTGCTTCGTCAAGACGTTTAGGGTCAGCTGAATCGGCCTTTGCTTTTTCAAGGTCCTTTTCAAGGCTGTCTGCTTTGTCTTTTGCAGAATCCCTTTCAGCTTCAAGTTCAGAAATACGCTTTTCAAGTTCCTTTTCCTTGTCTTCAAGGTCAGCAACTTTTTTATCCATCGCTTTTTTCTGCTCGCAGGCATCTTCTTCAGCTTTCTTTGCCTTTTCATCTGCTCTCTGAAGAGCTTTAATTACTTCAGCTTCTGCTTCGTATTCGATGCCGTCCAAGTTGATTTTTTTCAACATTTGGGTACCTCCATCAGTTTTTTTATAAAAAACCATATCTTCAAGGACAGCATCTTCACTGTCCGCTCGAAGTTCTATTTTTGCATTATCTCCGGCCCTTGCGGAATCAACGATTGCGCAGTGGTTGTAGCGGATGTTGCGCTGAATGAAATCGTATTCGATTCCGCACCATGCCGCTCCCGGCTCCGCAGTCTCAAGGTCGCAAGTATAGCCCATTGACAGGGCCTGCTTCCCGTTGAGGACTGCATCAACGGCATCTTTCTTCGTGATAATCATGTCGATTGCGCAGTTGATTCCGTCCGTCACTTCTTCCCAGTTTCGATGTTCCCATTCCTTGGTCCACGAAGGATTGTCGCCAAGGCTTCCGACCTGCAACCTGTCAGCGTTGTCGATAGTTACAAGCTCGGTCGGGTGATTGAGTGTGACGGGTTTCAGTTTCATTGAGCTGAGAGTTTTAGGGCTGAAAACTTCTTCAGGGAGACGAAGTTCCCTCTGGACCGTCCCGTCCTTACGCTTGTAGGTGAAGACGCCGATTGATGTTACAATGGCACGACCTTTCAGGAAGCCTTCGTTCGTCCTCTCGAAAGGAATTGTCATCCATTGGGAATTGTCTATGTTGTCGTAGCGGTTGACAGAATTGAATTTTACCATCTTTCTCCAGAATCGGGAATTTTATCCCGGAAATAAAAAACAGTCGTGGCAAGCATATTAATAATACATCTTTGTCGGTATTTGTCAAGAGAAAAAAAATTAAACACACACCTTTAAAAACACACACACTTTTTCTTTTTGCGGTTTCTGATTTTGCTGAAAAAAAAATCCGGGGATGCAAACTCAAAATTGCGGCGGGACTCACCGTTGAGAGTGTAGTATTTAGTATTTAGTATTTAGTATTTAGTATTTAGTATTTAGTATTTAGTATTTAGTATTTAGTATTTAGTATTTAGTATTTAGTATTTAGTATTTAGTATTTAGTATTTAGTATTTAGAGTTATTCGACACCGTATATACGATGTCGAACGGTGTTCGATGGTCATGTATCGGTGTTCGACACCGTAGGGGTAACGTATATACGGTGTTAGACGGTCATATATGACCGTGTATACGTTACCCGACACCGTGTATACGGTGATATATCGATGTCGAACGGTCATATATCGGTGTATATACAGTGTTCGACACCGTATATATGATGTTAGATGGTGATATATCGCAATAAAATATCATGTTTTCGTGATTTTTTATCCATGTGTATAAAATTGTGTACATACAAATATATAGCATATAAAAAAGTAGACAGTAGGGCACTTCCGTAGAAAATTGGGAAAAATTGTAAAAAAAGCGTCACCGAAAAAAAATCTCGGTGCCGCCAAAAGAAGAGGATTATATATATGGATTCAGGGGAATTATATTTCTATTTCCATTTTTTTCAACCGGATTCATCACCGCGTCATTCGGATGCCGTTCGGTCCACTTCGGCAATAAGTTCGGGGAAATACACCAGGCCGCTGCATCGGCACTGGATGTCTTCGCCCGGATGCAGCCTCACCGCCCCGGAAGGCCTATCCACCCACGTCTTGCCGTTGTCGTAACTGCAAAGGTTGGCATCGTCCCATCTGCACAGGAGCCCTTGCATCAGGGAATGGGAATCCCTGACCCTGTCATCGTGTGACGTGTCCCATACGTAAAGGTCGAGTCCGATTTCCTGCATCTGGTTCTGGTTAACCCGCCCGTTCAGCTTTCCTATCTGGTCACGTGCCAGTAGCTTGCAGTGCTTGTCGGACAGGCTTTCGGTGGCCTTCATGATTTCCTTTTTCAGCTGAGTTACGCCCCATCCAGATACTATGGCCTGTTCGGTCAGCGTGTTGATTTTCGAAACGAAATTCCTGGCGTTGGAAGTAATCAGGATGTAATTAGTTTCCATCCACGATTTCTTCATGTCGTTCCACCATGGCGACGATATGGGGACGGTTACGTTGATTCCTTTCTTGACGCTCTTAGTCAGTTCCTTGCTCTGAAATTCAAAGACATCATCAGCCATGGAATCCAAATCCATGAATATCACGTTGTCATGAGGCATGTCCGGCAGTTCGGAAAGATTCGGCATGTTGACACGCATCCAGTTTTCCATCTCACGTCCCATCTGCCTGTACTGCGGTCCCGGTATGGAATCCGTTTTGATTTCAACCGAATCCCCGCGCAACAGTGATTCCGGGTCTGCAAAAATCTTTCCGTTGACGTACTCAATCAGCGGCTTGAAAAACGATTTCAGTTCCGAATAGAATTTCCGTTCCAGTCCATAGGGATAGGCTTTCTTTCTGGACGTTACATTTTTAGTCAGTCTTTTTTTCGGTTCCATCTTGAACAGAATCTTCATCAGCTGGATTTCCGTTTCATTCTTTA